AAAAATGGTAATCCGAATTTTTCCGTCACCCGATCAATCAATGATGTTTTGACCAGGCAACAGCCAAATCCGCATCCCTCGATTTCAAACAATGAATTTTTCGGATAATCCGTGTATGATTCAATTTTCGGGACATATCCGCCGTTTCTTTCCTCAACCGTTAAAGACTTGTATATGACCGGTTTAATCGGTTTCTTACGGGCGAAATACAAACCGCTGATAAATTCCAAACCGGAATCAATATGCGCCTGTAATCGCGTCAGCGTGTCCCTCTCGAATGTCATATCTGAATCAAGCCATAACACTTGATCGAATCCGCCTTTCACGGCTTTTTCTGCAATCTGGTTGCGCGCATCATAGATCAATGATCCCGATGCAAGTGTGATTTCACATTCCTGCGGATACTGTAAGCACAACACCGACCGCATGAATGCGGTGTGTACCATGTCCATGCATGGAATTCCAACCAGTGTTTTCATTCATCGCCCCCGTCATTTAATTTCTTTTGATCTCCGATCCGATTAGCCGGAATATAGTTTTCTAAAATCCTGAGCTCATCCAAATCATCTTTCGGGCTGAGGCCCATAACATCGCGCACCTCATTACCCGTAACAAGGCCACGATCGGACAATCCGCCATAAACGGAATACAGGGAATTCAGATCCCAATCCATCAAATTCCGTACATTGAATTTCAGATACCATTTTTCTGACAGGATCAATTTTTGTGTGAGTTCCTGCTGAATGCTGATTGCAAGCGGTGCGATCGTGTTTTTAATAAACGCGTTCCATTCATCCCGCTTGTATTCGCCGATTCCTAACAAATACGGCGGAACGCCCAGCAATGACGCCACCATCTTTTTATCCATCTCCACGGTTTCATTGATGGCCAAGTCCGCCAACGTTAACGGCCGGACCTGTTCAACCTGAAATTGTTCACCCGGGATCAGCCAAGGTTCACCGCTCGCGGCGCCCTTCACATAATCTTCGAGAATCTTTTTCCGTCCTTCCGGCGTGCCGAACGCTTCAACGGTTGAATCAACCCGGACAATCAATGACGGTTTCCATTTTGATTCCATGAATGCTTTTTCTGTATCGGCTGCCTGTTTCAACATTCGCGCAAGCTGGCGCAGGGGAACCGTGATTCCTGTTCCTCTCCATGGGTAATGTTTATCTGGATTGAAAACGATATGAATCAGGTTTTCCGGATTCTTTTTTTGCCCGTCAATGTAAACGTCGTAATCCCTGCGAGATGCGCCGCGCGGTACCAGGGAAACGCGATCCGCCGCGATCGGCTCTAATGACTGCAGCAGACCATTCCATGTGTGCGGCATCACGATCGCATTACCTTGGCCGTATAACAGCAATGTCGATACAATAAAACTCATCCATTGCATGCGCGTCATGTTTCGCTCCGGGTAAATATCTATAACCCGAGATAATTCATTCTGAATCCGGATGTCTCCGGATGCGGTGTTGGCCATCAGGTGAATCGTCATTGATCCGATTAAATCCGCAATCGCTTTAACACCTGCGACAATCTCCGGGCACTGATCCAGGGAGACATATTCCCGGCAAACAAGATCATCAAACACCGGCGCGATCACATATCCGATGTTTGATTTCCGTTCCGTTTCCGCCGCCCGGGATGAATGCTTTTTTCGCTTTTTACTCATCCAAACCAACCTCCGATTTGCTTATTTTTGGTTCTTGCCTCTGACCATCTCACGCATGCAAAAACCGAACAATCGAATAAATCAATTCGGCTGTTCGGTGTCACTTTTTCGTATTGCACGGCATCATCCGTTTTTTCGATTCCTCGGACATTTGAAACACAATATTCGTATGCCTTGGAATGCATGTAATATAACTTGCCGTTTTTCGCTGAATCCTCAATATGGCGGAATCCCTGCGATTTTAAATAAAACAGCTGTGGCTGGTCCACAATCACGAATTTTTCCGCTTTCATTGCCGGGATGTATTCTTCGCCGGCGAATTTGCGATCGTGTCCGATCTGCGCGATTTTGAAACCCATATCGCGCATTTTTATAAACCAGTTGACGATATCCGCGATGGCTACGGTTGGCGAATTACACATCGTTAACCAGCCATGATCCGCCCATTCGAAAAGCGGGATTGAATCTTCATCCTGCTTTGATGCCGCTTCAGTGATTGGGAAGAATCCATGCGTGATGATGATGTCAACATCGTTATAGTTCCCAAAAAGACAGGCCCCGGTTAAATCGTAACGGCGGGATAAATCCGCACCGCCGTACCACGAAATCGGCAGCCGTGCCAATTCTTCAATCGTCCATGAATACTGTTTATCTGAATTCTGAAATTCCACAATATCGAACCATGCACGCATTGCGGTTGTGTATACGTTCAATGAACGGCTGAGAAAATCTTTTCTCATTTGCGGATCGTTCATTGCCTGCCGTGCATCATCCATCATGTCGGATGGCCGGATGCTGATTCCATAATTCGGATTCGCTTTTTCATGTTGTACCGGGTCCATAAATTCAACTTCGCCATCGTCGTCCTGATCCGCTTTTGCGATATAAACGAAAGTTGAATCATCCTCCACGATTTCATCAACAATCTTTTTTCCGTATTCATAACGGCGGAATCCAAACGTGTTCATATCATCGCCGCCGCTGGTAATGCCAATCATCAATTTGTTCGAATATGATTTCATGGCCTCTTTGAATCGGTTATATTGCGCCGGCTTACGGTATGCGGCGACCTCATCCGCAATCGCAAAATTGCAGTTGAATGAATCTTGGCTTTCCGGGTTTGCCGGCATTGCGTAAATCTCCAAGGTTCCGTCCGGCGTTCCATCTTCTTTCCGAAAACTGTATTTGATCGAATGTTCGAAGGAATTATCCTTGATCTGGAATACTTTATCGAGGTGTTTATATTCCAACGAAAAACGGATAAAACTAAACGCCTCCATCGCCTGCTTTAACGCATTTGCGACAATGTATATCTTCGATCCGGATTTCCTTTGAATGATTCCAACGGACCACGCCAAACCCGCAATCAATGAGGTTTTCCCGTTCTTTCTGGGAATAAAAACGATTCCTTCTTTGAACCTCCGGAGGTTTGTTCCTTTGATGTACCAACCGAGAAGATTAACCACGATGAAGATTTGGAACGGCTCTAAAATAAACGGCTTACCCAGCAGAGGGTTGCCCTCCAAATCTTCACCTTGGCGGTGCACCATTGTTTTTTCCATGATCCGAATTGCCAATGTCGGATCGTGCATCCGGAGCTCTATATCTTCCCGCTGTAAATCTTTTAAAAAACGGCGACATGCGCCGATGATTTCACGTCCGGCGATTTTCTCACCGGATGCGACGGATTGCGCGTAATCAATGGCGATCTGTTTGTAATCCTTGCGGTTAGCCATTCTCTAAATCTGCGAGAAGCCTTTCAATTCCTCCGGCAGATGATTGTTTATCCTTCACGGCATCCGCATTCAGTTTCTTTAATCCTGCCGGTGTTAAACCTAAATCACGCCAATACGCCAATGCCTGCGCATTCAATTCGCATTCCATTACCAACATCGGATTTTTTACCACGTTGGTTTCTTTTGCTTTGTTCGTGTGCAGGATTGTCGGTCGTGATCCGGATTGCACATATTGATCATGTACTTTGTCGCGGTCCTCCATGATCTGTGAGAGGGTTTCGATAACATAGTTAAATTGCGGTTGATACGTCCCGGCCTTTTTGCATGCCGATTTTATTTTCCGCATCCATTCTTTTTTCTCCATCGAGTAACCCCCTTAATCAATCAATTGCGCGGTGCCTCCGGTAAACTTTTCCCATCTGTCAATAATGACATCCGCATAATGCGGGTCGTATTCCATCATCAAACAATTTCGATTCAATTGTTCGCATGCAATCATGGTTGTTCCAGAACCGCCGAATAAATCAATCACCGTTTCCCCGGGTCGGCTGCTGTTTGCAATCTGATAACCAAACAAAGAAACAGGTTTCATTGTCGGGTGTAACTGGTTCATGTTTGGCTTGTTTTCGAAAATTGCCGTGGTTGGTGTCTGATCGTAAATATCACGCAGCAATGAAATCGCATCAGCCTTGCTCATATGCTCAAAATCAGGCGTGTCATCAATCACCGTGGATTCTTTCCGGCTGTTGGTAAAATACCGACCAGCGCCATCATTCCACCCGTACAGGCAAGGCTCATGCCGCCAGTGATAATCATAATGGCCTAATGCAAAATTGCTTTTCACCCATATCAGCAATTCGCGCGCCTCCATGCCGTTATTCTTCAATGCCGCAAAAAAAGCATCCAAGGTCATGGATGCACACCAAATATAAAACGCGCCGCCCGGCTTCAAAACATCATGAATGTTTTTGAAAGCCGCCGAGAGGAATTCGACAAAGGAACCATCCGCCATTTTGTCGTTCTCGATTTTCATGGCGGCTTTTGTCTTTCCTGAATAATCCACATTGTAAGGCGGATCGGTAATGCATAAATCTGCCGACCCCCCCCCGGATCAAATTTCGGACATCATCAGGGTTTGTGCTATCACCTACCATCAATTTGTGACGCCCAAGCAGCCAAATCTGGCCGCGTTCCGTCATGGATGGTAAATTGTCCGGCTCAGTGTATCCATCATCCTCAGCGCTTGCGTTTTGCCCATCATCTTGCGGAATATCAAATCCGAATGCGGTCATGTCTATGTTTTTGATTTTAAACAATTCCGCATTTAACAAATCAATATCGAATCCGGTATTCATCGTGAGCTGATTGTGAACGTTCATATATGCCCGCCGTTGTTCATCGGTCAAACCATCCAACGAAATGACAGGGACCGTTTCAATGCCTAAACGCTGGCACGCAATCAATCGGCCGTGTCCTTCGATAATTTCATTGTCTTTCCAAACCGCGATCGGATCATTCATCCCGAATTGCCGGATGCTTTCCATGATCTGATTGATTTGTTCTTCCGTGTGAATCTTGGCGTTCCCTGCATAGGGTTTCAGTTCGCCAATTGGCACATACATGATCTGTAATTGGTTCATACTTGCCCCCTACCATTTGCCAAGTTTGATTGTAACTTGACTATAAAATCGACAAAATTTACCCCATTTATCAAAATTTCGGCCCTGTGTATAAATTGCTACCCCCGCGCCTGACCGCCGCCGTGCGCGCTTCGCGTTCAGAGGTGGGGGGGTATCCTCTCCACCGGAATATTGTTGCGCTTGCAATAATCCAGCGCATCATTTTGGCTTGCTTTTATTTTTATTTCATCGAATGATTTCATCTTTTTTAATGCTTTTTCTGTTGCGTTTCCTTCAATGAAATAAACAAGGTCCGGTTGTATTTCGGAAAGGTCTTCAATGCTGATCGTTGTACGGATCAGGAACACCCTTGATGCAAAATCATTTCCTCTCAATGCGAATGCGCGCATGGCCTTGGCGATTTCATCCAAGCTGTACACGATGGCATCCGTCCCCATGTTTTTACGGACCCACCCACGCTTTCCAACGCCAGGCATCCCCATCACAAGAATAGTCTCTGTCAGTTTGATGCCGTTCATGTATGCTGTGGTCTGCATCAGCTGATGGCCTGCTTTGGTCAATTCGCCGGATCGCATGTTGTGCAGAATCTTGCGGTGCGTTTCCAACGAAACGGAAATCAAGTTCCAATCCGCATATGCATATTGCGGGTATTTTTCTTTTGGTAATATGTGATGCACGATGTTGGCCGGCTTTGTTTTGCCGGTCGTTTGTTTGATGTACTGATCAATGTATCCATCGCGCTGCAGAATATTTTTTCTTTTGATTTCCCAGATATGATCATCAAGGTTTGTTTGTTTCATATTCTCTGTCTATTCTTTTCACGACTGCGATGGCAGTTTCGAATGCGTTTGCCTGTGATAGTGAATCACGGCTGCATGATCTGTTGAGCCTTGCCTGTTTCATTTCTTCTAAAACATCAATGATCTTTTGGATCTTCTCATCTGCCATTGTTGTGTGCTCCTAATCAATGTAAAAGGACCGCTTGCGCGATCCAATTAACAGGGGGTTGGATATCAAATCCACTGTGATATTATCATCGGTTCTTTTTATCTATCGCTTTTTGTTTTTTCTTCACATTATTAATTATTATTTATTGATTTCGATTCATGTTTTTCCCACCATTGGCGGTCATAATTAACAAGCATTGATGCGCTGCAGTGTTTCCGCATGCGCAAGCATGTTGCTTGCCATGTATAACCGGTCAGATAGTGGAGATTGCAGATTGCTCTTTCTCTTGGATCGTCGATTTCGGAAACAAATTTTTCGATTGCTATGATGCGCTCCATCACCGTGGCGCGCTCTTCCTTCAATCGTTCCACGCGGTGCATCGCTCGAACGGTCGGATCGCCCGGTTCTGATCCGTGCCCGCTACCATCTGACATCATTGATGGTGATCGGTACGTGTTATATGCTTCTGCGATCCTGACATCCAATGAATCGATTTCAATCAATAATTCTTGGTACTGTTTGAGGTCTTCCCGCGTGATCATTGTTTCCTCACTTTCCGCATGCTCTCCGGTTCCAGTCTGCGATCAGAATTTCCCGGATGTTGTACTTTGGCGGCATTCTTCCGTATAGATAGCAGGTTGGTTTATGGCTGCACATGATGGCATATTGATTATGTTTGCGCATGTAAATCACGCGCGCAGGTTCGCCGCAAAACGGGCATCCTATCACCTCAGCCATTTGCTATGGCCTTTCTGATTTCCTCAACGGAATAATTCCCGCTGAATTCACCATGTATTTTCTGAAGGCACCATCCAGCCTTGTGCAGCGCTTTAACCTTTCCGGTATCCAATGGCGCAACGCCCGGATGTTCGCTATTGATTCCAGGGAACCATCCCGGTGTTTTCTTCTGATATCCATGAATGATTTCCTGAACATAATCGTGACTTTTCGCGCCGATCATGCCGGCAATGACATCAGAAGAATATCCTTGTGCGCTCAGCTCGATGATCTTTTCATGATCTAATCTTTTTCTTTTTGGCATTCTTCATCACTCCATATTCGAATTCAATCAGGAACGCTATATTGCATGCGAGGTGCCACAAATGCGGCAGCCCTGATTCTTCATCGCATGATCCGGGATCATCTAGATATGCCAACCAATGACGGTACGCGGCATCCCTGTATCGCTCCGGTTCTACCTGTTTCCAATTTTCCGGATCATGGTATTTTTTATTGCCGTATTCCCGCACCGCGCCAATGGCCCAAATGATCGCCCGCGGCACGAATGTTAGCCGTGGCTTTCCCGCATCCGATTTGGCTTTCTGGTTATATTTCATCGCTCATCCTCGCGCCGCATACCGGGCAAAAATCGAAACGTTCCGCCTCATTTTTCATAATGTTGAATGGCGCTCCGCATTTGCTGCACACAATATAATTGCTATCCAATGCACCCGCATATGCCAGGCATTCCGGGTATTCGATCCAGTGCCCTTTTTTCGGTTCCAGTGCAATGGTCGGTGCATGGTCTACGGTTTTCATTGCATCGGATAACTCATATTTTTTCCCTAACAGCATCATATTCAAACCATCCAACATCATTGATGCTTTGAGGGTTTCTGCATTAATCGGCCTCATATTTTGCCTCTCATATCCGCGCCGCATTTCGGGCAATAGTTAAACACTGGCGGAAACATCGGATCATAAATCCAGTCAAATTCATGTGCGCATTCACTGCATTTGTAATGTTTACAGCGCCGAATTTCGCCATCTGTAACAATCCAGTGTCCTGTTTTCCGCTCCGGTTTTGCGGATGGTAATTCCTCAATTCTGTTTATTGCCTTTTCCAACTCTTGATTGGTTTTTTTAAAAGGCTCTACTGTTTCACCGGTAATGACGTTAAATGCTTTTGCATATGTGATACCAAATGAAACCGCATCAATCGCATCCTGTCTCTTTATCAAATCGCTCATGTTTTTTCCCTTGAACGTCTATCAATTCGTAAACCTGTGTTCTGAAATCCTCGAACATTTTGTCGACATACGGTTTCACATCAACCTGTGTATCAAGCCATTTTTTCTTGAATTCTTTTCTGGCTTTGATATATG